CGCTCTTCCGATCTGGTACACAAAGCACCCATTTTTAACATTTCCCAACAGGTTTTTAACAGTTGCTAACACACTTTGGCACGCTTTTTGCTGTGTGCCACAATTACGATTATTTAACACAGTTAAAAATCACTAAATATTATTAATGTTTCGTGTCTTTTTATTGTTTCACGTGGAACGTTGGCAAAGTGGATGTTTCACGTGAAACAAATAGGTGGATGCCACAAAACTGTTTCACGTGGAACAAGAAGTGTTAACAACAGTTAATTTATTTCTTTAATACTTTTTAACTAAAATGATTTGGTGGTTTAATATATTTGCCGTATCTTTGCAACGTGTTTTAGAAAACAATATAAGTTTAACAATTTAAATTAGGTAATTATGAACGAAAATTTTAATGAATTGATTTTTAACTGTATTACATCAGTTAATGCACTTATGACAAGTAACGAAGTAGCCAAAGACGATAAGGCTGTTATCAAGTTGAACCGTTTCAAGAAAATGCTGAATGAGTTTTCGGCTGCAAACGGTATGAACGAAGTTAAGTAAGTTCACACCACAGGTAACACGAAGTTTAACGTTAAATAATTAATAAAGTTATGCCAAAAAATTTCAGTTTTGCTAGTAAGTTTAATAAGACTAGTTTCGGTATTGATACAACAGATTTTCCATTCGTTAAGTTGACAGACATCTACAACAGTGATAAAGACGGTGGCGGTGATGTTGTTCACCCTATTAACGGTTTGTACGTTCACAAATCACCGTTGGGCGATTCGCCTGTAATCATTGACGCTGAGAATAAGCGTTTGGTAAACTTACCACAGTTCACAGGTGACACGATACGTGAGATTCTCGCTGACAGCGATGCAGTTGACGCTATTAAAGCGAATAAAGTCGGTTACACTATCTACGAATATGAATCACACGCTAAAAAGTGTTACGGTATCACATTCGTTGATAAGTAGTTGTTAGTGTGATAGGTTTGGTTTCACAGGGGCGGGCGAATTTAATTTGTTCGTCCCTGTCTTTGTTTAATTTAAATCTTTCTTAAAATGGCAAAACAGAATCCTATAGGTTTTACAAATAAAACGTTTGCACTTACTAGCAAAGTGCAATTAGATAAGCAGATATTAACGGCTGTAGAATCACGTGGCTATTTGCGAAAAGAGATTGCACGTGTATTTCAACAGGCAAACAGACGAATACAGAACGTGGAAAAATCGGGTATAGTTTCGCCTGCTGTTGTTGCCCTTAACAAAGGTGATATAACAGGTTTCACTAAATTCTCTATGCGTCAAAGTTGGGAAGATTTAAAGATAGAATATGCAAAAGCGGTTTCTTTTTTACGACAGCCTACATCTACAGCAACAGGTACGAAAGAATATGCAGAACACTTGAAAAAAGCCTATGATTTGGACGATAAAAGTTTTACCCTTATGCAAAATAAGTTAATGGGTAAAATTGCTAGCGTTTCAGATGAGCGTTTTTTGGAACAGTATTTAATGCAATATAAAGACTTTACAGGTGAACTGGAACAAGAATCCAAAGACGTTTCAGACCAAATCGAAGACGATGCTGTAAAGATTGAAAATGCCTTAGATGATGCTTTAGAGCAAATCGGGAATGACCCGAACGCAGAAGCATTCATAAATGACGTGGATTCTTATAACACAGATGAGCCGTTGAAACGTATATTAGACGAATTTAAAAAATTTGGTTTATAATGAAAAAAATCCCTTTTGCACTACACACAGAAACGTTCACGCCAAAAGATATTGCAAAGGTTTTATCTTTGGCTGTGAACGAAAAGAATTTTACAGGCAATAATAAGGGCGAAAAGTTCCTTAATGTGCCTGTATCTTTCGACATTGAAACCACGTCTTTTTACCGTGATGAGGTTGGCGAAACATACAGTTATGAACGTTATATGAAATTAGGTGGCAAGCAAACCAAAATGGAAAAATGTTCTTTGATGTACGTTTGGCAATTTGGCATAAACGGTTACTGCATTATCGGGCGAACGTGGGACGAATTTATAACTATGATAGATACAATATCAGACGTTTTAAACCTGTCTGAGAAAAGACGTATTATTATATACGTTCACAATTTAGCCTATGAGTTCCAATTTTTCAGAGAGTTATTGAAATGGGAAAAGGTTTTTTCTATAGACCTCAGAAAACCTATTTACGGAATCACAGAAAACGGAATAGAGTTTAGATGCAGTTATTTGTTGTCGGGTTATTCACTTGCAAAGTTGGGCGAACAATTACACAAATATAAATGTGAAAAGTTGGTCGGGGATTTAGATTACAGCCTATTACGCCACAGTAAAACATCATTAACGCAAAAAGAAATAGGTTACTGTCTGAATGATATTAAAGTAGTGATGTGCTATATACAGGAACTAATAGAACAATATAAAAATATAACTCATTTACCTATAACGAAGACAGGTTTTGTTCGTAAATATTGTCGTTCTGTTTGTTTCAAGACAACAGACCCCGAAACAGGTAAAACAGTTCAAAACTTTAAATATTTGGATAAAATTCACAACTTGAATATAACCGGTATGGAAGAATTTGAAATGTTACAGAGAGCCTTTTCGGGTGGTTTCACTCATGCAAACGCAAAATATACAGATGAGGTAATAGAAAACGTTGACAGTTACGATTTTACTAGCAGTTACCCATATGTGATGGTAAGCGAGAAATTTCCTATGAGCACAGGGGTTTTCGTTCCTGTCAAGTCTATGAAACAATTTGAGTTTATGACCTCAAAATATTGTTGCGTGTTTGACGTTGAATTTATAAACATCTTTGCAAAATCAGATAACGAAAATCCAATATCGGTTAGCAAGTGTTTCGTAAAAGAAAACGTTTCTGAAAATAACGGTCGTTTGGTTTGTGCTAGTAAAATCTGTATGACTATTACTGAAATAGATTACAGGGTGTTTTCTCAGTTCTATATGTGGGAATCTGTGAGAATAGGCAAAATGATTTGTTACCGCAAAGAATATTTGCCAACAGAGTTTATAAAATCTATTTTGCACCTGTATGAAATGAAAACGAAACTGAAAGGTGTGAAAGGTAAGGAAGTGGAATATCTCAACAGCAAAGAAATGCTAAATAGCTGTTACGGTATGAGTGTTACAAACCCTTTGCGTGACGAAATTGTATGTGATGGCGAAACGTGGGACGTTGAACACTTGACAGGCGAAAAACGTTTGGAAGTTCTGAATAAATATAATGACAGTAAAAACCGTTTTCTTTTCTATCCGTGGGGAATTTATGTAACAGCTTATGCACGAAGAAACCTGTTTACAGGTATAGCAGAATGCGGTGATGATTACATATACTCAGACACAGACAGCGTAAAAATAAAAAATGGTGATGCCCACAAAGAATATTTCAAAGCCTATAACGATTTGGCGCAACAGAAGTTAAGAGCAGCCTGTAAGTTCCATAAAATACCGTTTGAAAAGGTTGAACCTGTAACGATTAAGGGAATATCAAAACCTTTGGGTGTTTGGGACTATGAGGGACAGTACAGACGTTTTAAAACTTTGGGCGCAAAACGTTATATGATACAGGAAAAAGGAGCGTTGACGGTAAACGGTAAGGATTACGATTACAGCTTGACTGTATCGGGTGTTAACAAGAAATCTGCTATCCCTTATATGTTAGAAACATTCGGGGAAGACGGAATATTTGACGCTTTCACCAATTACTTAGACATTCCACCATCTGCAACAGGTAAGAATATCCATACCTATGTGGACTATGAGCAAAGTGGAACTATTACCGATTATTTGGGGACGGTTTCAACTTATGACACAAAGACAGGGGTACACTTAGAGCCTACAGGATACACTTTAAGCCTGTCTGTTATGTATATTAATTATTTAATGGGAATCAGATTAAAGAAAGAATAATATGAAACAGAAGAAAGAAAAGGTGGAAACACCTAAATTTTATTCTTTGTCTAGAATTTTAGCAAAGAACGCAGATTACAACGTTATCTTTGGTGAACGTTCAAACGGAAAAACTTATGCCACATTATTGTACGGTATCAAAGAATATTTGCGCACAGGTAAACAGATGGCTTATATCCGCAGATGGCGTGAGGATTTAAGGGGCAAACGTGCAGAGAGTTTATTTGCAAATCACGTGGCAAACGGTGTGATAACAGAACTTACAAACGGCAAGTTTAATGAAGTGTTTTACGTTTCGGGTAAATGGTTTCTTTCGTTCTATGATGCAGAAACGAAAAAACGTGTGCCCGAAAACACACCGTTCTGTTATGGGTTTTGTCTTTCAGAACAGGAACACGAAAAATCAAGCAGTTACCCGAACATAACAACGATTGTTTTCGATGAGTTCCTTACAAGACGTTATTATTTGCCGGATGAGTTTATGCTATATATGAACCTGTTGAGCACAATTATTCGTCAAAGAAATGACGTTAAAGTATTTATGTTAGGAAACACCGTAAATCAGTTTTGCCCGTATTTTACCGAAATGGGATTGAAACAGGTGCGAGTTATGGAACAGGGAACTATAGACATTTATAAGTTCGGTGAGCACGGTGCAACTGTTGCCGTTGAATATTGCAGTACTATTGTCAAACATAAAGCAAGTAACAAGTATTTCTGTTTCGACAATGAAAATTTGCAGATGATAACGGGCGGTAAATGGGAACTCGCAGCGTATCCCCACCTACCTGTAAAATATAAACCGAGTGACGTGTTGTTTGTCTTCTATATTCAGTTTAACGAAATGACCTTACAGGGTAACGTGATACAGGTTGAGGACAAAGAAAACGGGGTGAATAACTTCATTTACATTCACAACAAAACAACCCCGATTAAAGACACAGATAATAGTTTAATTTATTCGTTGAATATGAACGGCAAACCGAACTACAAACGCAAGTTGTTGAGTACTGCAACGTATCTAGAATCTCAGATAACTAGATATTTCGCCACCGATAAAGTATTTTATCAAAGTAACGAAATTGGTGAAATCGTTCGTAACTATTTAATGGCGAGTGCTCGCAGTAATATTATCACTTAATATCTGTTAACGGGGGTTAAAAAATGTTTCACGTGAAACAGTTTCCCCCGTTTTATTTGGTGAAACCAAATAATATTATTATCTTTGCACCGTTAAATAACAAAGTTAAAAATTGCTATATGGATGCAAACGGAATAATTTCACTTATTAGTAACGTTGGTTTTCCTGTTGCGGTGTGTGTTGCGCTTTTCTATTATATGGAAAAACAGAACGAACGCCACCAAAACGAAACTGACAAGTTAAATGAAACAGTACAAAGTAACACTACGGTGCTCACAGAACTTTGCACCTTAATTAAAACGCTAATTAAGTAAATGGAAAAAGAAAACTTATATAACAGGTTTCAAACAGAAGTTAAAAACAAAGATTCTGCATTATTTACATTTATGCAACGTGTTCTTTGTATGACTTCAAAAATGTTTGTTTACACGGGCACACCCGAAACAATGCCGCCCGTTGAACTTGAAAGGATTTTGCAGACAACGGGTAACGTTGGAATCGCAGAAGTCAACGGTGATTTGTATGCTTTACAGGGCACACGGGGTGGCGAATGTGATGCTTATTATCACGGCAAAGATTACGTGGTGGCAAACCCGTGGTTAAATTTGAACAAGACGTTCAAAATTGATGAGGACATCGTAGTTATCAATAACACACCGTTTGCGGATTCGCTTTTGCCTATTATCGGCAAATATGGTGTACTTTACACGGATGCCACAATAACTTTGAATTTGGCTAGCATTTTGACCCGTATCACTATGTTGATTTCGGCAAGTGACGACAAAACCAAACAGAGTGCAGAATCGTTCTTACAGAAGATTTTGAACGGTGATTTTTCTGTAATCGGTGAAAATGCCTTTTTCAAAGGTGTGAACTTACAGACCCCACCGACACAGGGAAACCAACAAATCGGTCAATTAATTGAACTGTTGCAGTACTACAAAGCTAGCCTGTTTAACGATTTGGGTTTGAACGCAAATTACAATATGAAACGTGAACGGTTGAACACGCAAGAAGTTTCAATGAATATTGATGCGTTGATGCCGTTTGTTGATTCAATGTTAACGGAACGTGTTGAGGGTGTTAAACGTGTTAACGAAATGTTCGGTACAGATATTACCGTAACTTTGGGGTCAAGTTGGAAAATCGAACACGAAAATTATTTGTCGTTGCTCAAAGCAACAGAAGACGGACACGACCACACCGATAATGAAGACGTTGACCCTGTAACGGAAAACGAAACAGAAGAAACGCAAGAAACAGAAGAAACGGAAACAGAAACAGAAGAAACGCAAGAAACAGAAGAAACGGAAACAGAAACAGAAGAAACAGAAGAAACAGAAGAAACGGAAGAAAAAGAAAACAAAGATGAAAATTAATGAACTTTTTACAACTGAAAATGGTTTATTTGATAAAATCTTTAAACCCCTGTTTCCTGTTTTGTATGAATCAATATTCGGGAATGACGACCCGAAAATAATAGATATTGATTGTCGTTTCAAATATGGAAACAGAACTTTGGTTGATGCCGTAACAAACGAAACTGCAACGGATATAGTCAAAGGTATTATTACAGTGAAATTTGATGAATGGCAAAAACAGATTCAAGTGTTTAATAAAGAATATGACGTGTTGAACCCTGTAACGTCAAAGAAAACGGAAACAACAAGTAACACCGTTGACGAAACAGGCAATAATAGCACGGTAGATTCAAGTGTAGCCTTTAACAATGGAGATTTCGGAAATGACACGAAACAACAAAGAGATTCCACAGGGAACAGGCAAGAAACAGGCACGAAAACGACTGTTGAAAACGGTGTTCCGTCTAGTGTTCCAACTAGTGAACTTATTCAAAAAGAAATGAGTTTACGCAAAACAAATTTCAAAACGCAAGTGATAACAGAACTTGCGAAAGAGTTAACAATAGATATTTATTAACACATAAATTTTTATAAAAATGAATGTAACGCAGATTTATGATTTAATTAACACCGTTTCAGGTGAAGTTTTAGGTAAAAACGTACTTGTTCACGAAGACCTTACAGGTTTGGTGGATTTGGGTAACGAATTGTTTAATCAAAATGCCGTTGACAATTACGTAAAGTCGTTGGTTAACCACATCGGTAAGGTTGTTTTCGTGAACCGCCCTTATTCGGGTAAAGTTCCAAGTGTTCTTATGGATGCGTGGGAATTTGGTAGCGTTTTAGAGAAAATCAGCGCAGACGTTCCACGGGCTGAGGAAAACGACACGTGGAATCTCAAAGACGGTACAGAGTACAGACAGGATGTTTTCCACAAACCGACCGTTTCCGCTAAGTTCTTCAACTCAAAGGTAACTTTTGAAGTTCCTGTATCAATTACTGAAAGACAAGTAAAGGAATCTTTCAGCAGCGCAGAGCAGATGAACGGATTTTTGTCAATGATTTATTCAGCAGTTGAGAAATCAATGACTATCAAGACGGATGCGCTTGTTATGCGCACAATTAACAATATGATTGCCGAAACTTTGGATGCCGACAAAGCTGCATTCGGTTGGGTAGCATCAACCAACGAACATGTTGACTATGCGAGTGCATCAACGGTACGTTGCGTGAACCTGTTGAAACTTTACAACGATAAGACGAGCGCACATTTGACCGCAAACGTTGCAGTAACCACACCCGATTTTATCAGATTTGCTGCATACGTTATGGGTTTGTATGCCGACCGTTTGCAGACAATTTCAACCCTGTTCAACGTTGGCGGTAAGGAACGTTTCACACCGAAAGACGTTTTGCACACCGTTCTGTTGTCCGATTTCGCAGCCGCAGCAAAAGCCTACCTGTATGCCGACACATTCCACAGCGAGAACGTTCTGTTGCCACAGGCTGAAACCGTTGCAAGTTGGCAAGCAACAGGCAAAGACTATGCTTTTGCCAACGTTTCAAAGATTGACGTAAAATCAGCAAGCGGTGCGAGCGTTTCAGTTAGCGGTGTTTTGGGCGTGATGTTCGACCGTGATGCGTTGGGTGTTACAAATTTGGATAAGCGAGTAACCACCAACTACAACGCAAAAGCCGAGTTCTTCAACAACTATTTCAAATTTGATGCGGGCTATTTCAACGACACAAACGAAAACTTTGTTGTGTTCTTTGTCGCCTAATTTTAGTTGTTTAACTTTTGGGGTGTTCCTGTAGTTGATAGCACAGGGATGCCCCTTTTAGCTTTTAAGGTATGGTTAAAATAAAAACATTCAATTTTGACGGTAAACCAAACGAAGTAAACAAGACGTTAAAGGAAAACAGCGAGTACACAGGTTTGTTGAATGCTAGTTTTAACGTGTTAACACCTGTAGTAAGATTCAGAACTAGAACACCTGTTACGTTTAATTACGTTTATATCGAAAGTTTAAACCGCTACTACTTTGTTAAGGAATTGACGCAAGACGGTGATTTATGTACGGTACGTTTGAAAGTGGACGTTCTTTTCACATACAAAGATAAAATACTGTCTAGTAGTGGAATATTAACACAGGGTGAAAACGTTAATAAATACCTGTCAAACCGTAATAACGTGGTTGACGTAAGACCAAACGTGAGAAAGTTAGATTTTCCTAATAAGGAACTATTGAACGAAAAAGGTAGTATTGTTATGGTAACTATAAAAGGTAATAAATAATGGCAAGTTATAAAATTAATTATCACTTAACAAATTGCACTACTACAGAAGTTAGTAGCGCAAAATACGACACAGACGGTAATATTATTCACTTTTGTGGAAAAGCCGTGGACGGTTGTTATTTTTTGCCAAACGATGGTAATAATAACTATATTTCACGAATGCGTAGCGGTTCTTTAACTGTAACTAATTTTAACCTGTCACGTGTTTCTCCTAGCGATGACAGAAAAGTTATTAACGGTGCTATTGATGGTATTACATCAGATGGCAAATACTTTTCTAAAAGTATGACCTTTGGCGATACCAACACAGGCGAAATGCAGTGTTATTTAAAAGCTAGCGGTGGAACATCTACAGTAAAGACGTTAAAGATAAATAATAACGTTTCGGGAACTAATGCCGTTTCTGTTCAGAACGGTTTAAATTTTGATATTACGTTGACAGGTAATGAAGATGGAACGTTCACTGTTGCACCTGTAGTTACTTATTTTAACAAATATCACGAAGCAGTACGGGGAACTATGAAAGTTAACGGTAACATAGCAACATTTAGTGTTCCTGTAGATACAAACGAAGAAGTAACAATAAATGGAACGTTCACACCGAAACCGAAAAAGTTGGCAATAACAAATCACGTTTCGGGAACTACAGCAACCTATGTGCAAAACGGTGAAAATTTCGATATTACGTTGACAGGTAACACAGATGGAAGTTACTCGGTTGTTCCTGTAGTTTCCTATAAAAACGAAAGTGGAACGGAAACAACAGGGGAAATGAGTGTTAACGGTAAGATAGCAACATTTAGTGTTCCTGTTGCCACAAACGAAACTGTAACTATTACAGGTACGTTTACACCCGAAATACCACAGAAAGACATTACTGTTACTTATGAGTTGACAAATTGCACAGTTTCACCACAGCCACAGACAGTTAAGACAGGTAACACTTTAAATTTGACTGTTACACCGAACACAAATTACAGAATAGATTCTTGCAATCTTATTTGGAATGATGGTGAGAAAGATATTACTGTAAGTTTTACAAGTGGTGTTATTTCGTTCACTGTGACCGATTCCTGTGCGTCTATAAACGTTAAAGCGGTAGCTAGTTTAATAACACCTATAGGCAAAAATTACGGTGCTATAAACGTTTATTGTGTTACACTTGACAATTTGGACGCATTTTCTAAACAGCGTTTCTTTGAGATAAAAGACGATTCACGGGGAATCTATGAGGAAGTTAATTTGGGTATATTTGTAAACCGTATCAAACGAATTTTCACAAACGTTCCTGTATCGGGTACAGATTTTTTGAGGTGTGGTAACTACAACACAGGAATAACAGTACAAACACCCGAAAAGGACGTTATTTCGCTTAACTTTGGCGATGTTACGTTAACAGGTTTAAACGGTGATTCGGAAGACTATAACGCACAGATTTCGGTATTTATTCCCTGTAGGGGATTTGTTGCTGTAGATAGTAAATATATCGGTAAAACGATAAACCTATCTTTCAAAGTGAACGTGATTACAGGTGATGCCATAGCGTTTTTGTCCTGTGATGGTGTTGTCTTCCAGTTAGAAAGTTTTTCCCTGTCACGTGATGTTATTTACAAGACAGGAACAACAGAACTTAATATTGTAGGCGGTACACAATGGGACGAACAAATTTTGTATGGTTTAGAGCCTTATGTTATTATCACTCAGAACACCACAGTAAATAAGCCTGTGAACTATACACAGGAATCCGTAACAATCGGGAACGTAACAGGCTATGCACGGTTTGAAAACGTAGATTTGGACACGGTTAACTTGTTAGTAGATGAGTATAACACCATTATTTCAGAACTTGAAAACGGTGTTTATCTATAAAAGAAAAGGGACGGTAACAAAGACCGCCCCTTTTCTTTATTTCTTACCGTAAAACTCTTCTAACAACCCTTTATTGTTGATGAACGTCAACAGGGCGTTTCGTTCTGCTAAACAGGTTTGTGCTTTAACTTCTAAAGCATCAATGAAAACCAAATTTGCCTGTAAGGTGTCAGCACACGAAGTTAAAAGCAAACCTTTGTCGCTATCAGATTCGTTTGCTACCGCTTCAATACTTTTCTTTGTAACTGAAAGGGAATCTTTCAGAAGTTTAAAATGTTCGTGCATAACTATTTCTTTTCCAGATTCATAATAACCTGTTGACGTGGTTTGCCGTTTCGGGTGCAAATTGAAACGTGAAACCAAAAACTATTAGAACCCTTTCGGTGTTCCTTAATAAGTTGGTCAAAACCCCCTGTTTCTCTAAGAACCTTTTCCAAAGATTCCATATCAGCACACACCACATCGGCGGCTAGACCTTTGAGGTGTTGACTGTTAGCAACACCGCCCACCGCTTTATTAAGCATCGGTGAACGATAACCGCTATTAATTAAGATAGGTTTACCCAACTTTTCACGGATTCCGTCTAAATAATCAGCTAACCGATTCAAGTTGTCAACGACTTCAAACGTTGGCAAATTGTCAATGCCCAAACGTTTTGCAGTTGGCGAGTTGACGAACTCACCTAAACTAAAATACTTAATCTTTTTCATATCATTATTATTTAGTTGAAATAACGAACCACTTGCGAGAATCTTTGTGTGTAGGGAAACGACCCTTAACAGTAATAGAGCAATCGCCCGAAAGATAGTCTATTTTGTTGTTAAAGAATTCGCTTACTTTGTCAGAACGTACCATATAAACCGTTTCTGTATTAACCTGTTTAAGAGTGATTTTAAAATAACTATGTTCCATATTATATGTATTTATGCCTGTGAGTGTTACCCCACAGGCTGTTAATATTAACCGATTCTTTCACTTGTTTGAATAAGCTGTAAGAATGAACTAGCGTCTTTACCCAACCTGTTGCAGAGTTGAGTAACACAGCAGCCATATTCGTTAATGTATTGCAAGCTATCTTTTGTTTCAAAGATAGTGTAAACATCTTTCGTCAACTTTGGTAATCTGTTATGTTTGATACAGTTGGTTTCGTGTTCAAACATAACTTTTGCCACATCAGCAAAAACACCTGTTACCGTTTGTGTGGTACGTGATGTTTCACTTTTTACACGTGTACCGTTAACAGATATAACGGTTTCAAAATCTAAAGTAATTTTATACTTTGCCATAATATAAATATTTAACTGTTTGACTTATTTTCTAAAACTGCTGCAAAGATACGGCTTTTTTTCTATATCCACCAAATTTTTTCTGTTAAGAAATCTTAAAGAATAAAATTAATATCTGTTAACAAACGTTTCACGTGAAACATCCACTTTGCCAACGTTCCACGTGAAACAATAAAAAGACACGAAACATTAATAATATTTAGTGATTTTTAACTGTGTTAAATAATCGTAATTGTGGCACACAGCAAAAAGCGTGCCAAAGTGTGTTAGCAACTGTTAAAAACCTGTTGGGAAATGTTAAAAATGGGTGCTTTGTGTACCAGATCGGAAGAGCG